GTAATAGATTTGAAATATGCCTGTGTGGTAAGCCACGAAAACAGCACCAGAGTCATCACCAGATCGTCATGGTGAGTTTCTTCTGCCTCAAACGAGTCACCCTTGGCTACGAACGAGCAGAACTCGTCCACCGTGTTGAAGTCTTCCACGATGAGTTTGGTGTCTTCTATGAGGCTCTTCAGGATGGAGCAGCCGATGCGCTTCACCGCAGTAGAGGTCTTCACGCCCTTCATGGCTCCACCCTTGCCGCCGAATCCGCCGTTCACTATCTGTCCTTTGCGTCCTTGTGTGGACACATAGATGATGTTGTCATATTCCAGTTCATCGTGCAGAATGTCCGCTACCTGACCTCCGATGTCGTTTACCTCCACCAAACAGTACGCATTGTTGTACTGTCGGCATATGGGGTAGATGGCATTGGGATACAACATGGGCGGCATCTCGTTATTTCTGAATGTAGCCACCACCCGATACGGTATGCAGGTCACATCCACCACCGAGAATGCGTGGTAGTCCAATCCCTGTCCACGGGCTGTGTCCACCACTATCACATACTTGTGGTCGGGGACGGGCTTCTGATACACCCGTAGCCCCTCACCATTCCAATATTCAGGAGTGCGATACACCATGCACTTGAGTTTTTCGGGATGCACAAGAGTATGCATGGAGCCAAGGAACTCGCACTCAAACTCCGTCCTGAACTGCTCTTCGGAGGTGTTCGCAATCGTCTGTGCCTTCCACTTCTCATCACGACCAGGCACATCGCTCCAATGCACCTCCAGCGGCACATACTCGTTCTTGCCCTCTTCGCCTGGCTTCTTGTTCGCATTCACCCAAAAGCGGTAGAACATATTCAAGCCTTTCGGCGTTGAAATGATCGTGACCTTCGTGCTTTGACCGCTGGTAATGGTGGGATACACGGACGAGAAAAACTCTTCCGCGACATTCTGCGGCACATACGCAAACTCGTCAAGGAAGATGTAGTTGAACGATCCACCACGCACCGCAGACGATGATGTGGCGGATGCAAGAATCTTGGAGCCGTTCTCCAGCACGATGGAACCCTTGTTCCACTCCACCACTCCCTGCTGCAACCACATGGGCAGGTACTCGTAGGCTAACTGCAAACGTCCAAGCAGTTCGCGGGCAGTGGTCAACTTGTTTGCAAGAATCGCAACGCTCATGCTCTGATTGAACAGCACATAGTGGAGCAGATACGCGATGATCGTGGTAGATTTACCTGTCTGGCGGGGAAGTTTGCCGATCACAAAGCGGTTTTCGTGAATGGTGCGGATCATCTCCTCCTGATAATCATACGGCTCAAACGGCACCAAGCCCTTGTCAAGGGACACGATCTTCACATAGTTCTTGATGAAGTACAGCGGGTCTTGGGCGCACTTGATGTATTCTTCAATCTGTTCGGGAGAGAAGTTTACATTTACGCCTGCTGCCTTGAGATTGGAGTTGCCGAGGTACTTGGTGCTTTTCTTACTCATTGTTCTTGTCACCTTGAATCACATCACGAACATCGGGGCGATTATCAAACGCCTTTGTAGAAGAACGGGCAGAATTGATGATGTCCTGTAGTTCCTTTGTGGAACCCACGTAGATGGACTGATTCGTTGTTGTGTTGTTTGTAACGCTTTGGTCAATCTTGCGAATGGTCTTCACGCGATTGTGGAGATCCATGAGTTCGCGGTTCGTTTCCGCAAGCGTCTTGATGAGTTGAGCCACCACTTCATATGCACGGGGCTGATCGCCCTCCTGTGCCACCTGAATGACACCATCAAGGGCATTCTTGCCCATGTCTACGAGTTCCTTTAGATTGTCCCGCACAACCTCGTAGTCGCTCTTCAGGTCTTTTTCAAGTCGCTCGTCCGTGAGCGGAACAGGCTCTACGCTTACAACGATGGCATTCTTCGGAATGCCATCGCCAGTCAACGGTTTTGCTGGCTCTGCTCCGAGAGCCTTTTCAATATGGTCAAATCCACTCATAGTCTACTCCTCAAATATTCCAATCTACGGTGATGCCTCCCGAAACCATATTAGCAGCGTATGTCGTGCCTCCACCGCTCTGTGGTTGATACACCTTTGCATACGAATCGTAGTCGTTGGCGTTTGAACTTGCACCGCTCGGACCGCTGATTCCCGTAATAATATTGGCGTAATTAGGAGTATCTGTGGTACTGCCTGGTAGGTAAGTAACACCACCAACAAAAGTGTCTCCAAAAATATCGGAGTTCCACAGACCCGCCTGAACCACACGAATCTCTTTGTAGTTCTTCTTTGCGCCAAACAGATACGATTTCATCGTAAAGTTGAGGGTGAAAATAATAGAGCGACGAGTTTCAAAGTCGCCTTCGTAATCTTCTTCAGACGAAACTGAATTGAGATAGATGGGAACATCCATCTTACGGTTGATATCATCAAAGTTTACAGTGACCACGAACTCTGGCGAAAAGAACGGCAGTATCTGCTCCACAATACGCAATCCGTCTTCCATGTTCCGCACATAGACATACAGAGCAAAATCAATGTTGTATGGAACTTCCGCGAATGTGTAGTCCACTCCACTCGGATTGTCCGTGGTTGGACGCACTACATGGCGGTTCAGACTGTTGCGCTTGCGAGCAGAATCGTAGACATATCCCGTGATCTCAAAAGCCATGCGCGGCAGGACTATCTGATTGGGATTGGAAAAGTTTGGTTCTCCTGAAAGACGCACCTTGTACTTCTCTTTGGGAGCATACGAAATGGGTACAAGCATCGTCTTGGTTCCGCTGCTATCTGCCTTGTCAATGTAAATCTGATTGAACAGGGAGCCGAAAGCAACCACCATGCGCCGAATGGAGCCGTTGTAGAAGTTCGTGAACATCAGTAACCTCCCTCACTGAAAGGATCATTTTCAGTGAAATCAAAGATGTTGTCACGCTTCTGCTCAAGTTCCAATTGCTCATTGTCCTGCTGCTGTTGATGCGTGGCGCGGATCGTGGTTTCGTAGATGCCAGCAATGGCGTAAGACGCACCGCTGACGAGTCCCACAAGGATGTCACCGATCTCAAACGCACCTTCTTGCATATTGACCCGCATGGATTTGGAACTAATGATGGGATCGGTGTACTCGTTGACGCGCCCGTAGGCGTGCTTGTCTGCGGTGGTTCCTGTGTAGACCTCTTCTCCGAGAGTATATGTTCCCGAGCCGCCGCCAAGCGTGATGCCGATTAGATAATCCGATGCAATGTTCATGACCGCATCCAATTGAGACTCGCCAGTGTCTATCTTCTCACTGGAATACTTGAAGGCTTCACAACTCAACTTGAACGAATACCGATCACCGCCTGGATAGAACGGGTTGTCGTGCTTCACAAACTTGATTTCCATCATGGAGTACGGGTAATCAAAGAATATGATGTCGCCTTCGCGGGGGCGACCGTTCTTCTGAATCTCGGGATGGTGTCCCATCACATCCATGAACCGCTTACGGGACACGATGAATGTGGCTGAATCCTTTACATCAAGACCGAACCGCGACATCTCGGAGTCGCCTTCAAATCCATCCGCGTTCTCAAGGTACATCTCTATGCGGTTCGCATCCAAAAACTCTGAAACCTCTTCTCCGAGAATGAGGTCTTCCGTCACCTTCTCGCGTGGAATGTACACCATCTCATGACCGTGAATCTTGATCGCCTCGGTCGTGAGTGATTCAATGAGCGACTGCTCACCTTTTTTGTTCCTGCGAAAATACGGATTAACTGTCATGGTTATCCCGTGATGAAGTCAGGCGGCTCTTGATACTTCAGCAGAACCTCTTCTTCAATGTTTTGTATTGCTGTGGTGGCTTCCTCGTACAGCCTCTGTCCATTGAATGTAATGTTGCCTGGCATGGGAATGCCTTCAAATTTGGACAGGTTTGCTCCCCACTGCTGCTTGATGAGAGCGGTGGCGTACTTCTTCAGCATGGGATCGTTCCATGCCTCGCTGTACTCCTCGGGATTCACTACGGCAAATCCCTCAACCAAAATGTACTGATCAGGCGCAAAATCCGTCCAGTTCATGTCTATCTGCAACTTGTTCTTGTACTTGTTGAACCGAATCTGCTTTTCAGGATCAAGCAGTTGCTGCAACATCTCAATGTATTGCATCGTGGACACATAGTAGTTCATGTTCATGTTACCTGTGCGGAGTCCATAGAAATCCGTCAGTGCCATCTGATAGCGAATATTGAAGATGTTGTTGATCTGTAGGTTGAAGCCGATCTGAAACACCCTCGTGATGTTTGCAATCTGCGGTCCATTTGGATCAAGGGAGTTCGTGTCAATGTACTGATTGGTAATGTCCTGCTGCGTGATCTGATACTTCCAGTACTGACGCTGCATACCAAGCGAGTTCCAGTCGTTGAAGTATTGGATAGCCTGATCAATACGGTCTTCCACTTGGGAATCGTCCACATTGATCTCAATAACAGGCGCACCAAGAGCGCGTAGGCAGTATTCCTTGAACTCTTGTCGGGTTGTTGGTCTAGCCATCTGTTCCTCCACTAAACTATTTAGAAGAACAGGGTATTACCTTCCGTTCTCTTCTGCTTGTAATCGTACAGACAATCGTGCAAGTTCGCCTTCTCGTTCGCAGATATCGTCACAATACGGACACACTTTAGGCAAATACAGAGTGTTTGCTCCATCTGTTATGTAGTGTGCGGATTCGCGTTTGTAAATTCTAGTATGAAACCCAAAAGGAACCGAGTAATCAGGCAAAAACTTCAGGAAGTGTTGCATGGGATAACATCTTCCGTTTACTGTAATCTGCCCTTCCATTCCGTAGTGTATTAATTGCACGACTCATTATCCCCCAAAGTTTATTTCAATGATAAGATTCCTCTTGGATTCGTGGTGTACCTGCTTTCGGAGCGGTTGTAGGTTTTTGTGACTTTGCTTTCAGGATTTAGCACGATGTCTGGATACTGAGATCCACTAAACGGAGCCAGTTTCTGAACAAATGAAGGTCGTGTAAGACCAGGAATTGACCGCACTGATGAAATGGTGCTGCTTCCAAGCACGGCAGAACGAACCGAGGCAGTGTCCTGATACGCAGCAGAGTAGTACGTGACCGCATCAAGGTACAGTTTGGTGATCGCTGTCCCCGACATGGTTACGGTTACTCCTTCTGCCGTCTGTATGTTGAACTGTTCGCCGCTATTTCCCGAGCCAACAACGTAGTCATTCAGGCTTCGGAGAGTATCAATATTGTACTTGGTGGGAACAAAACTAAAAGACCCTGCGGTGTAGTGTCCGGAATATAGATTTGGAAAATCTCCAGACGCACCAGTGGTTCCGTTCATGCCACTAGTTACACCAAGCAGAAAGTAAAGGGTGTTGTCTACTAGTTGCGATTTTGCGGAGCGTGCTTGAGCAACAGTGAGCAACTGTTCCACACCAGAAACAACACAGCACGCTCCACTTTCGTATCCAAATATAGGTCCAGCACCACACAC